TCGGGCCCGTATAACAGGCGGCCTAAAATGCTAAACAAAAACATCATACGGCCTCACTTTCCAAAAAAGAAACAAGTTTTTTGGTTATGGCGTCGGTTAAATAACGAGGTTCCCCAAAATCACCGCCGTTCTTCGACACTCTGACAGTTGCAGACCAATCACCAGCTTGTTCTTTGCCTTCACCCACATAACGTGAAAGTACAACACTGTGATTGTTGTGCCGATATAATTCAAAATCCTCATATTCTCCAAAACAAAAAGAAGAATCGATTTTCCACTGGCGAGTTTTCACGGTTCTAATTTCCATCATACGGCCTCCGTCTCGGGCAGAACCTCACAGTCCCAGACATATTCGCTTTGCCTTTCAACACCGGCAAACTCCAAACGGTTTTGGTCGCGCAAGTTAAGAATAAAATTCGGGTCATTCTCGGCGTCCGGCAAAAGATTTCCATAAAGATCAAAGTCCGCTCCAAACCAGTCTCTATCGTGCGGGTCGGACAAGTCTATCTCAGCGACGTGCGTCTCTAAGTTAACTTGCTTAATTTCAACTTTAATTTTCATCGCTAAATTTCTCCGTGTCTTTGCGATTGATGCGGGATGTAACAAAAGCTGTTGCGCCGAATATCACGAATCCCGTCCACGCGATAATCAGGTAATCAACGGCAAAACCGGTGATGGCGTCATATTCCATGTCTTAGTTCCTCCGTAAGGTTGTTAGACTCGTCCCTTATATGCGACCTTATCGGACATATCAACCCCATAATTTCATCCCAGTTATAAGGCGCTTCGACAAAGAGATCGGGCGGGCAGTCGGTGCCTTCCATTCGAACGTCGATGACCTTGGAAGCGTGGTAGACTCGGACGGTGTCGGTCTGCTTCGCTTTCGACTGGCGCACCAGTACCCACGCGCTACCATTCTTGTGCAGATCCATCCACGTAACTTGATGCGGCGATAGCTCTATCGCCTTTCCGCCGGTGTGTTTCAATTCGACAAAGTGAAAGAGACCTAGCTCGTCCTGAATTACAACGTCAGGAACTCCGGGTGTCGCCCATGTCTCCAGTCGCGTCATTGTCAGTTTCCGGCTGCTCTTCGAGATCCCCTCCTTCATGGTCTTCCACAATCCGCTTTCGCGCTTTGCGGCGGTTCGAGGTATTGTCCGGCTCTTCGGGAGTGATGTCGATGGTAATCGGGGCATAGCTCTGCTTTATCTCCTCCAATGCTTTCAGTACTTCGTCCTTAGACATAGAGTCTATCGACCCGTGCCGGATCTCACTCTTGCTGACGTAGATATCTCCCTGCGCTTGACCCCGCCGGTATTCGGCTTGGACCGCCGCGCTGTACGCGCCGTTCTGCAAGGCCATGTCTCGAATCGTTTGCAGGTCGCGCAGATGTCGCTGGTAGGTTACCCCAAACTTGGCGTCCAATTCGTCGCGGTAAGACCGGATGGCCGCCACAACGTGCGGGGAGCGATCAGGGTTTGTAAGCTCATAGGCTCGGCTGTGTGCGCTGTTGGCGGGGTAGCCCGCGTTGATGGCAGCCTCCCGCAAGGTAATCTGGCCGTCCTTGCTGACCAGTTCCTTGACAAACAGTTCTTGTTTTCGAGTCAGCTTGGTATTGACGCTGACCTTCTTTCGGCCTCGGGTCTCAACCCAGTTCGGATCGTCCGATTTGCGTACGGTTTTACGCGGCATAACAGGGGTTTCTTTCGACAGTTAATCTGCACTAGGTTTGCCACAAAAACGCTATTATATATAGGGCCTGAATCAATTTTTTGACAAAATCATTCGCTTGCGCGGGTTATATCGCATTTACCATGGAACACATGGAACAGAATTGACTACACATGGAACAGACTTTGTTCAGTGTTTTCAGTGTGTTACTTGTTTTTGTTCCGTTGTTCCGCGTGTTCCACCCCAAAAATATTTTTTTTTGGAAAAATAATTTCAGCCCTATATATAATAGGGAAAATTAAAACAGGTCTCTGAGAAGAACCGTGGGCCGTGATTGACGGTTTCTAGCTAGCTAGTTTCGGATAGTGTTCTTTTGCAAACTCGACCATTTCCTCCATACGCCCTGCCACATGCTCCATATTGTAGCATCTGTGTTCGTCGCGAAGCGGATGGTCAAGTTCCGTGGCGAGGTTTTCAAGTTCGACGGACATTTCCACCCAATAGCTGTTTTCGTGACGGGAAAAGCCGTCTCTTTCATACGTCAGTTCAAACTCTGGGTACTGCCGAATCATTTTCTTGACTTGGTAGTAGTACGGATTGGACTTTGACTTAGGCTTCGACACGTCAATTTCGTTACGGTCCAAGTCTCTGGGCCGTGTGACGTTGTCCGACATTAGTTCCCAGACGTTAGCGACCCGCGCCCTGCGCTTTACCCGCTTGTCTTTGATCGATACGATCTCTCGTATTCGACCACAGGTGTAGCGACGACCGCTGACGAGTTGCCAGTGATTTCCTGCTACGATCAGGAAAACGCGCCCCGGAGTCCTGATGTCTTTTGACTGTTTTAGCCATTGGGCGAGCGTTGGTTTGTTATACTCCGGCTCGGGTATAACTTTAGGGTCTCTGTTCCAGATACTGCAAATGTCTCTGCCCCAGATACCGCAAGTTTTAAGCGCGTCGAACACCTCCCGTGTGGTGGTGCCGCGTATCGCTCTGCGACCGCTCTGCCTCCGGATCAGCCGTGCAGCCTCTCCGGTCGTTAGGTCGGTTAGAGCCGATATCACGGACGGGCCGCAATATTGGTTCTTGTCTTTCCCATCCTTGATTTCTCGTAATTTAAGTTTTGCCATGGTTTTCTCCTTTCATAGCAAAGGCCCACGGCTCATCTCAAAGATCAGTTTGAATCGTATTCACAATGTCCAATAGCCTGATGCTTTCGCCGGGGGTCAGAGAGGCGGCCATCGCACTGCGAAAGTTAGTCCGCTTCGCCCCAGTCTGGGCATTTCTTATTATGTCTTATAGTATCACAATTTATCCCATATTTGAACACGACCTGTGGATAAGTCTGTGGATAACTTTCACTTTTCTGTGGATAACTCTATTCATTATTGCATATCAGATATGCAATAACTGCATACCTCACTTAGGCTCGTCCCATTTGACCTCATCCCACTTATCGGGGTTCAGGATCATCGACCAGTTGAAAGCCAGCGTTATGCGCTCTTCTTTTTCTGAAGGACCGACGGAGTGGAGGACGTGCCCCGGCAGGGTAATTACATGACCGCGGCGGTTACAGAAGGTGGATCCCCCGACTACGATTTCTGAATCATCAAAATAAATCACTGACGCATAGTCTATCGTGCCGCCGCAGTGATCGTGTTCTACGACGGTCTCGTTTGCCTTCAATACGTTGCCCCAAGAGTCTTTGACATCAATGCCACGAAATGCTCTCTCGTTCAATGCGCCGGAGGCCTGAAAACGCTCGGCCAGCATGAGGAGATATTCATGAAAAATTGGATCGTCATTGAACTGCCGCCAGTCAGTCATCTGGCCGCGCACGTTCGTAACGTAATCCATTGGGCCGACGCTTTCGCGTATCTTTCTTTCGAAATGCTGGAGGTGCGCCTCAGATAAAATCCGGCATCGAACGATGCGGGTCGGCGCTAATATCCAGTGAGTTTCGACAACTTCCATGACAGGCCTCTAAAAAGAAGGGAGGAGGGTCAAGGAGCCCCTCCTCCTGCGGTTGTAGCCTTCGCCCGTACACTTGACGTCGTCAATACGACGCGGAACCCAGAGCGTTGACGGATTTCCAAATCCGCAGGTCTACTTCATTACTTTCACACCGCGTGAGCAAAAGCCAATATCGGGTTCCTCCAAAAATTATTCCTTACGAAAAGTATCTAACGATACCACGTTATTTTCTGTATCCCGGCGCTGCTTCGGAGCGGGGATGTCCAGTTCCTCCCATTTGACCTCATCAGTAACGAGAATAGGCTTACGAGCAAAACTGAAAGGCACCGACGGGTCTCCGTATTCCTTAATTGCATCATATGGAATTGTGAGAAGTTCTGTTTCACCAGAAAATGTTAAAACAACCTCAAATTCCTCGTACCCTACTTCACCCAAAACAAATTGATGCTGAAGAGCAATCACCAATTCTTCCGGCCACTTTTCCCGCAACTTATCCGACATAACGACCCCCGTTTTTGGGCCGGTAGAGATGGTGAGATAAATGGCGTGATCGCCCTTCAATCCATTCTCCTTAACCTCGGCAAGGATTTCGCGAGTAAATGCCGAGAGAGCGCCCTGCATTGCCTCTTCCAGACGTTCTTGATAACCAAAAAAATCTGTGGAATTTGCAGTATTTGAAAACATAGTTTCCTCCTTTAAATATACCACTCGACTTTCGAGCAGTTTCTTTCAAGTTCCGTGGCCCGCGCTCGGAGACGCTCGGCCTCCGCTTCGTCGCCACCGGTCCACTCCACGTCCGTCGCACGTTCGCGAAGCTTTCGGACTAGGTACTCGTTCGTCACGAGACGCAGACCGAAAAGATCCTCGGCGCTACTCATTTCGAGTCCCTGTAAAGAGTTTCTTCTCTGTGAGCGATTAGTGCCTCAATTACCTGCCGACGACTGAGCTTGGAAATTCCCATGCTAGCTTCGAGGTAAGTGCGGATCTCTTCCAGCCTTTCGGCTGTTTCTTTCGGGAGGACAATCGTCACTCCCATATACTTCTTATCCATAATGACCTCCGTGGTTTTAGAATGGATCATGGGATCATATGCGATTATCTTTTACTCTGTCAACTCCCTTTCTTCGTTTGCAGCATCAAATGCCGCCTCTTCCAATCGGAACCGCTCCCGTTCCAAGTCCTCTACATAGGGGTAGATTAGAAACTCTTTTATCGGCCACTCGTAGGAACGCTCCACGTCGTACGGGTCGTTGCGGTCGGTTCGGCCCCAGTTAGAGACGCCAACTTCTCCTTTACTCAGCATGGCTTCCAGTGTGTCCACCTCTGGGTTAACGCTATAAAGGGGCATCCACCCCCATGCGTCGGTCCAGCCCACGACCAAAACCGCTGAGACCCCGTTCTCCCTCCCTAAAGAAATAAGACTGTCAACCTTGTTAGCGGAAATCAGATAGGTTTCGTACTGACTGTGCGAGATTCTTCGTTTCTTCGCCTCAAAAACTATCGGCGGATATTCCGTTGAATAGTCGTATGGAGAAAGATCAGCAGCCCGTGTGTAGGGGGGCGGGGAAATCGGATTGAGGCGAAAAACCGCCTGCTTAATGAGGCCCTCCTGATTCGTCAGGTCTTGGGCTGTTTGGTAAATAGGACGTGACATTAGTCCTCCCTGAATTATTAAAGGTCGCTGCTCTTAACGGTCCAAGATCCGTGCGTCAACAAAAAACGCCTAAAACGGAATCCAGTTGAAGTTGATAACCCTGCGATACGGCACGTCAGTCGCGGTCCAAGATCCGTGGCGCACGTTCGCTGGAAACTGAACAAGTCTGTTAGCGACCGAATTTATCTTTTCTCCGTCCTCAAACTCTGTCGGGCCGTTGCAAGTGTCGAGATATAGAATAGCGGTCGTGCAGATGTCTTCTCGGTCTACGTCTATGTGAAAGCCTCCGAAAAAAAGCTCAGGGCCTGAATAAAGTAAAAGGTTTGCTTTAACCCGAACCAAAGCAAAGGCGTTTATACTTTTTATAACGGGTTCAAGTATTGGTGCCTTGTCCGACTTCCACGCGCCGCCAAAATAAAAAACGTGACTGTGTTGATTATTACGAAGATAGTTTTCTGGCCCCAACTCGTTCAGGTTATTTAAATGATGATACCACGAGAAATCAGAGCCGGGTTTCATGGCATCGTTTATTGATGAAAAATCGTTGGGGTTTAAAAAACCATCGGTTACTTCAAGATTCGCCATCGCGCACCACTTGATCCTCTGTAAGAAGAGCAATGTTACCGGAAATTGAACGCCGTAAAAATTCAGGTTGCCCGCTGTTCAGGCTCTCACTAAAAGGGTAGACCATGTGGTTTAACCAGTGAGGAAATATCACAAAACGTCCGGGCCTTGGGTCTAACGACAACACTTTAGAGGTTCTAAGCTCCGCGTGAGAGGTCTGAAGTGTCGGTCCGTTAACAAACGTAATGCAGCCGTCCAGTTGACCAGAGGAACCTTTAAGGTCCGCGGCCTCGGCGTTACGCATGTTTTCGGGCACCATGGTCCAGAAAACAAAACTTAGGCCTGCGGCTGTTTTTTTGCCGTGGTCGTGAATGGGGTTGTAGTCTCCGGGGTAGCTATCGACCACCCATGCCTCGTAGCAATGAGCCGCAGTGTATGGAATATTGCTATCTTCCTGCATTGCGTAAAACCGATGAACGTACTGCATCGCCATGCTTTCGGCGATTCCATAAACGCCATGAAAAGGGTCGCAATACTCTTTATCCAGATATATCTGCTCCCCTTTTGTTACCTGTCCAACAAGGTAACCAGAGTAGTCTTGTTGTTTTTTAGCCGACTGTATTTCGTCAATCTCGTGGTTGACACCGGAATAAAACCAGAGAGGCAGGGACGTTTCTAAAATCATAAAATCCATCACCGCATGTGTGCTTATGTCTGCGTTGAAGGTGCCTTTGTAGTTTCTTTCCGGTTGACCAAGGTCTCTGGCTGCACCGCCCGTTTTTTTGGCAAAGACTTGTGCTTTATCCATATTTACCCTCCATGTCCTCGTTATAAAATTTTAGAAAAAGATCTTTCGCGGAGCCCACACCAAGAAACACGGAGTTGTACTTTTGGTCTAGCTCACAAGCGTAGTTTGCGGCTAAGGAGAGCATTCCTTGATAAATCACCACTCTTGCAACCTCTTCCGCGATAAAAATGTCTTCGTCGTCCAACTCCGTCCTGTCCACCAAGTTTCTTCGCCACATGGACATAACTTGATCGTGAATTGAAGCTTTCATTTCTTTTAAAAAGTCATCGTAAACGTCATCAATCGACACCTTGACAAGCTCGCAGTCAGGATCCTGTCTCGGCCTCAACGGTATGACATTGTCTGGAAGTTGCTCGGTTTCGAGAGCGTTTGCTTCATGGATCATTAACAGCGCCTCTCGT